GACTCAAACTTATAATAGTTATAGCCACCAGAGTTCGAGATTGATGGACCGCCCGTAACAGTTGAGGTAAAGGTGTCTGCAACGGCAATCAGAAAGAAACCGGAGGCTCCGTTACCGCCCGCAAAAGAGCTTGCCGCTTGAGTGCGTGAGCCGCCGCCACCGCCTCCTCCTGTCCCAGTTGACCCAGAAGTCCCACTAGCATTGTAGCCGCCATTACCGGCGCCACTAGTTCCGCCAGCGCCTGCCGTGCCGTAGTAACCACCGTGAGATGTATAGTACAAACCACCGCCTCCGCCGCCAGCGCCAAGATATCTACCGGCGTTGCTGTAATAAGTGCCGTTACCGCCAGTGCCGCCGTTATACCAGTAGTTTGGAGTGCCTGAAGAGGTGTAGTTGCCGTTACCGCCTACTGCGCCTTTTCCGCCACCACCGCCCGGACCAGAGTAAGCGTCATTAGGCAGGCCACCATTATTACCCTGACCGGCTGTTCCTTGACCAGCAACAGTTGCGTACAAGCCTGAGCCACCACCTGAGCCGCCGTTTCTGCCTTGACCATTGCTGTTATGGCCGGGGCCACCGCCTCCGCCACCAACCGTAGTTTGGGTTGTGATATCAGCCCCGGCAAATGTGGTACTGCCACCGTCGCCGCCTTGTCCGGTACCGTTAGGTGCCCCTGTTCCACCGCCACCAATAGTGATCGTATATACAGTGCCGAGATACACCACAAGGCTGTTATTTAATTCAATAACACCGCCTCCGCCGCCTCCGCCGCCACCAACACTTCCGCCATCGGATGTGCCGGGGCCACCGCCTCCGCCCCCTGCGCAAAGTATGCACTGTGTTAAAGTCAGTGGCGTGACACTTGCGCCGGGATTGAATCCGATCGCTGAATTAGCGCCAAATGTTGATAAAAGTGGTGACATTATGCGTATTGCGTCTGGCTGGCTAAAACAGTGAACGTGGCGTCTGCTGTCTTAATGATCGTGAAGATGTAAGAATCAATAGAGCTTGCGTTCCCTGATGACGGGGCAGAACCCCCCGACCACTCAGGGGTAACTGACGAGCCATCAACTTGGTAAGTATTTAGGTAATACGCAGAGCCTCCCTGCGTCATTAATATAGCCGCTGTCATGCTTTCGCCTGTAGCCATAACAGCATTGAGGGCTGTAGAGCCGTCACCGCGAAAGTTGATCGTCCTGTTTGCCCCTTGGTTTGCCGTGTAAAACTCAACAGCTTGAGTCAGAAAATCAAAGTTAATCGTACCCGTTGTGCTGGTCTGGGTAGTAACCTTTTCGATCATCTCAGCAACGGATGTAGTGCCAATAAATTTAACCTTGGCATTTGCATCCGCTGTTACTGCTTTTGACGCCTCCGAGGTGCCGAGCGTGGTTATGTCTAAGTAGTTAATCTCTGTGGCTGTAGCCGTTACTCCATCTAGGATATTTAGCTCTGCCGCAGTGGACGTAACTGCCGTCCCGTTGATCACTAGCTGATTGGATGCGTTTAAAAACACAGACTTCCCGGCAGGATAGTTTATAAAAACTTCTTTCGTACCCGCCTGTAAGTTAACGGCTGACCCACTATTAGAACTAGCAAGCACGGTAGTACGCGCCAGCGTTGTGCCGCTTGCGGTAAACGTGCCAAGACCTACTTCAAAAGCAGTATTAGTGTCATCGACAATGGCGTAATAGGTAGTGTCACCGTCTGACAGAGCCGAGGTGAACGTAATAAAATTAGGTTCAGCCCCACCAAGGGTAATTGTGCCGGTGCCTGTCGTAGTGGTCGTCTCTTTTACGCGGTCAGCAACAACAAAAGCCATTTTTATGCAATCCGAATAACAGCGTTAGATGCGTCAGGTGTAGGAAACACGATGGTAAAGTCTCCAGAACTGGATGACTTATCGGAACCAAAGTCCAGAACAACAACGGTATCTGTTGTGCCTGAGCCACCACTGGTTGTCGTGTTGTATATAAGTGCTCCCCGAGCCGTCAGCGTACTGGAAGAGAACGTGAGATCGGCAAAGTCGGTCAACGCCGTTGTTCCCGAGGTAGTTGGAGTCACGTTGGTCAGTGTTCCGCCCCCTGCTGAGTAGCCTGTCCCGCTAATCTCATTGGATGTTGTATACGCTGTGGTTGCCGCGTTAAAAGAGGCGCTGTTGGTGTACATTGCCAGCTTGAACGTGTGAGCACCGTTTGTAAAATTGTGAGCACCAATAAGCAGTTCCTGCTTAAATGACGTACACATAAAGTTTCCGCTAAAAGCCATATCACATTCTCCTGATAAGTTCGGCTAGGTCTTTTTGCCCCGCATCAAGAAGGGCGTTGTACACTGTAGTTCGGTCGCTTTTCGCGGCCTCTTTCATGTAAAAAACAAGAACCGTTCTGATATGATCCTTGAATGCCTGCGCTTGTGCCTGTACCTCTGGCAACGCAGTATCGGCTACCGAAACAATCTTATCCAAGCATCTCTCGGCAATCTCTTCTGGGGTAAACCCCCTGTTCTGTGTTGTGTGAACTATCACATTACCGACCTTCATGTCGGTGCTAACACTCATCATCCTCTAGGCTTCCTCACCTCACCGCTACGATAGCTGTCTGTCGTGCTGTATCCCTCTCCCAACTGCTCAAGATTTGCTAATGCCTCTGCATACCTCTGGGCATATAACTGCATTAAATCTGGGTCGCCCTTCAAGTATGTATATGCNTCTACTAGACACCCATATAAAAGCGTGGACTCAGCGTTAGTGCCGAGCCAGCTTGTGCCGTCTCCAGATGTGGTGATTGAGGTAGGTTTGTGGAAGTAATGCAGTTCTGCATCATATGCAGAGTCAGGGGTGGGGCCGAGAATAAACGCGGTGCGGCTAAAAATGCCGTAGTACTTGGGCGCTCCCTGCGTTGATGTTAATGGGTACGCCTGACGTATAAAGTTTACGTCCTTAAAAATGAGATACTCAAAGCCGGAGTTGTCGATGGCTAGTGAGTAGGGTGTCAAAAAATCCGTAGGCATGATCAGGTACTGGTTCCCGCTTGCCACGGAGCCAGAAACATTCTTACGAAAATCAGGCAGTTGCACTGTCTTTAGAATTTTGTCTTCTGCCTGCGTGATAATGGTTGTCAGATTATTGACAAAGCTAGTCTCATTTGACTCTGTATAGTCCTGAATCGCCTGCTTTAACGATGTGAAAGTAAACGCCATCAGGATGTCTCCACGGTTACGCGCCCAACAAGACCCTCCATATCAAGGCCGACAGTGCGGCTTCCAAGAGCCGTGTTGCCTCCCCCGACAGGATCGAACGCAGATAACGCACGACTTTCATCAAGACTGTCATCAGGTCTAGGAAACCGAAGCGCCTGTGGGTCACTTGCATTGACATCCCCTAGTTTCAACTGAGGCTGGTCCTGATCTACAACGTCCCTGCCTACTAGCAGGCCGTTCCAACGGCCATCCTCAATTTGTCTGACCAGATCACGCAAGGGGTATCGAAACCCTGTCCGGTCACAAAATCCAAAGGCTTTTGATCCTTTCGCGTAACTGCTCATAAGTTGTTATACCCACCGGGAGCCATGTAAAGCGATGCCTTCTCTCTGGATGCGTCTGCCGCCAGATTCCACTGCTCCTCGTACACATTTTTAAGTGCTGGTGCCAGTTGTATTGATTCAGGCTTCTTGCTCGCTATGTAATAGGCTAAACCAGCCACCATGCACGGCAGATACCGCGCCGGTACGTCCATGTTGTTAGACGCTGGTTTTCCGGTGTCCTCTATCCTGTCTAGGTAGTAGTACGCAAACGTGTAGGTTGTTGTCGCATCTGGCACAGGCCAGAAGTGCAACGTCAGTCCCGCAGGCTTGCGCTCAACGTAATACTGTAATGGCCTGCCCTGCGTTAGCTTGTTGGTCTGGTGAGCGTACTGGCTCACCGAAATCCTTTGCATTGTCAGGTCAGACTGCTTGGAGGTGTCTCCTGCGTCAGTTCGCAAAAGCCCCTCTACGATATCCTGCTTTTCCGAGGTCAGGTCGTATGACGAGGTGCCTGCGGTCAGAGTCTGCGTAGCATCCCTTACTGTCCACAAGTTAAGACCACGGTTTTGCCACTCCAGCATCAACAAATCCAGACTGCGCCGTGCTGTCCGGTAGTCGTAGCCGCTTCGTAGCTCAGAGCCTGCTCGCTCAAACGCCTCTTCAAATATGTCTGACAAGTCAAGAGTAAAGGCTGTCGTTCCGCTAGTCGCCATTAGACCTTCCTTCCTCTCGTCCTGCCCCTACGAGCCAAGCCATTCCTGCACTTAGCCGCCTTAATCTTCTTTGACTTGGGCGCGTTTTTGATCTGCTTGCCCATCTGCGCTCTGCTTATAGGCATATCGTCACCAGTTCTTGCAAGACCAATAACGAGCGGACATCTTGCTTGGCGGCTTAGAGTCGCACTTGTGTCTCGCACGGAAAGACTTGCGCCGTCCCGGCTGGCTCTTCTTGATCTTCATATTCT